AACGTTCGTGATGGCACACAAACTTTTTAAAATTGGCGGCATGAAAGACGTAGAAACTCTTGGCGAAGGAATTGAAGATCCAATGGCTGTCAAATATCACAAATTTTTGAGAGAAGGCGGATTCACTAAAAAGTAAAAAATGTCATATACACTGTCCAAAAAGGAAATAGTAACTGAAATACTGAAATGTGGTAAGGATCCAAATTATTTTATTAATAATTATGCAAGGATTTCACACCCCATCGAGGGATTAATTCCGTTTAAAACTTATCCCTATCAGTCTGAACTTTTAACGGACTTTAACGACTATCGATTTAATGTAATCCTCAAGGCGAGGCAGTTGGGCATTTCTACGATTGCTGCAGCATACATCGTGTGGATGATGCTTTATCATAGAGACAAGAACATTCTTGTTATGGCCACAAAGTTTAAAACAGCTTCAAACCTTGTTAAGAAAGTCAAAGCCATCATGAAGAATGTGCCAGAGTTTCTTCGGATTGCGGAAATTTCAATCGATAACCGAGCTTCTTTCGAGCTTTCAAACGGCTCTCAGATTCAAGCAGCTTCAACATCCGGAGACGCAGGACGTTCAGAGGCTCTTTCTTTGCTGGTTATTGACGAAGCAGCCCACGTTGAGAACTTAGACGAGCTTTGGGCAGGTTTATATCCTACAATCTCAACTGGTGGTCGAGTAATTGCCCTGTCGACTCCAAACGGAGTTGGAAACTGGTTTCACAAGACTTATACCGAAGCTGTCGAGGGTTCTAACGACTTTCATCCCGTGCACCTAGCCTGGGATATCCATCCAAACCGAGATCAAGCATGGTTTGAGAAAGAAACTCGCAACATGTCACGGAGAGAAATAGCACAAGAGCTTGAGTGCAACTTCAATACTTCAGGTGAAAATGTTATTCACCCAGACGACATTGCATGGCTCGAATCTGGTGTTTGTGATCCGAAATACCGGACAGGCTTTGATCGAAACATGTGGATTTGGGAAGAGTATAAACAAGAGTGTTCGTATCTATTGGTTGCCGACGTCGCAAGAGGTGATGGAGCCGATTATTCTGTATTTCACGTTATAAAACTGGAAACAATGGAGGTCGTAGCAGAATATCAAGGCAAGCCAAGCTTGGATATGTATAGCAATGTACTCTCCCAAGCCGGAAAAGAATACGGCAACTGTCTATTAGTGGTAGAAAATGTGGGAATTGGAATATCGATATTGGAAAAATTGATAGACTTAGAGTATCCAAACTTATATTATTCTGTGAAGGGCACCCATGAATTTATTGAGAGCCATCAAGGGCAATCTCAAAATAATGCTGTCGCTGGATTTACAACTTCTTCAAAAACTAGACCCCTGATTGTAGCAAAATTGGAAGAATTCGTTAGAAACAAACTAATTAAAGTATATTCGGTTCGTTTTTCTAATGAATTACGAACTTTTATTTGGCATAACGGAAAACCCCAAGCAATGAGAGGGTATAACGATGACTTAATTATGTCTTTAGCGATAGGATGCTGGGTTCGAGATACTGCTTTGACAGTTAACCAAAAAGAAATCGAATACAAAAAAGCATGTTTGAATTCTATGGTTGCAGTCAACACAAGATTAAACACAACAATTCCAGGAATGGAAGGATACAGAAGAAACGAAACAAACGAAGAAATGTTTAAAGCAAAAGAAGAATATAAACAATATTCTTGGCTACTGAAAGGATAATAATGGCTGATCAAGAAAGAAATACTCATAACGCACAATCTGAATTATTTAGACGTCTAACTCGCCTCTTTTCAGGTCCAATCGTGAACTGGCGCACTCAGATGAATCGAAAGATTCGCCGTTCAGCTTTGGATAAGTACGCCACACAATTTAAGACCGCATCTGGACAACAATTCAAGAAATCAGAATATAGTCCCTTTGACGTTATGAATACAAAGCTCATGGCGCAACAAAATCGGGTAGAACGATATGTTGACTATGAACAAATGGAATATATGCCAGAACTTGCGTCTGCCTTAGATATATATGCCGATGAAATGACAACTCACACCTCCATGAGTCCCATGTTAACAGTTGATTGCCCGAATGAAGAGATAAGAACAGTTTTAAAATCTCTTTACGAAAATGTTATCAATGTTAACCACAATCTTTTTGGTTGGTGTCGATCAATGTGTAAGTTCGGAGATCATATTATTTATTTAGATATCGATGATCGAATGGGAGTTAAAGCAACAATCCCGATTCCTCTTCGCGAAGTTGAAAGACTGGAGGGTGAAGACCCGACAAACCCGAACTATGTTCAATATCAGTGGAACTCTGCAGGAATGACTTTCGAGAATTGGCAAGTAGCTCATCTTCGAATCCTCGGTAATGACAAATATGCACCGTACGGCACCTCGGTATTAGAGCCAGCGCGCCGTATTTGGCGCCAACTTGTTCTCATGGAAGACGCCATGATGGCTTATCGAGTCGTACGATCTGCAGAGCGAAGGGTTTTTTACATTGACGTTGGAAATATCGCTCCTCAAGACGTGGAAACCTTTGTGCAAAAAACGATTACCTCGATGAAGAGGAACCAAGTCGTTAACGCCGACACCGGTCGAGTCGACTTACGTTACAACCCACTTTCAGTTGAAGAAGATTATTTTATCCCCATCCGAGGCGGAGAACAATCAAAAATTGAGAACCTTCAAGGGGGACAATTTACCGGCGTCATCGACGATATTAAGTACCTGAGAGACAAGTTGTTCTCAGCCATAAAGATACCAGCGGCTTATTTATCAAGCGACTCAGATCAAGCGCAAGAAGATAAAACAACGTTGGCACAGAAAGACGTCCGCTTTTCAAGAACAATCCAAAGACTTCAACGTGCGGTTATTTCAGAACTTGAAAAAATCGGCATTGTGCATCTTTATACCCTCGGCTTTAGAGGGGATGATTTAGTAAGTTTCCGCTTGAGGTTAAATAATCCTTCGAAAATTGCCGAACTACAAGAATTGGAGCACTGGAAGACAAAATTTGACATTGCAGGCGGAGCAACTGAGAACTTCTTCAGCCGCAGGTGGATTGCACAAACTATTTTTAACCTTTCCAATGAAGAATTTATTAGAAATCAAAGGGAAATGTTTCATGATCGACGATTTGAAGCAGAACTGAACGCTGCAGCAGAAGCGGTAGCATCTGAAGCTGCTGGTGGCGATATGGGTGGAGACGACTTAGGTGGTGGCGATCTCGGAGGCGAATTCGATGAACTTGAAGACATGGCTGGTGAAGAAGGGGATGAAGAAGTCGCTGATGAAGGCGGCGATGAAGCCAGCGGAGGACTTTTAGCCGCACCAGCCCATCGAGATGAACACAATCGAGAATATTCTAAAAATTCTATGAAAACTCGTGCCCGAGGAAAAAGATATGTAAAGAAAAGCCAACGCGGCGGGGACGGTCGCAATGGAAGAGAACAACACCTGAGTGCGATTGCGATACCAAAACCTAAAGACGTTGTTCCTGGATCTAGCGATATGAGATCTTTATCTCATGGGATTTACGAGGTTGAGACGCCTACTTACGACATGGAAGAGGACATCATGATGCAGTCTAATAACGACGTTCGAAGACTGATTACAGAACTACAAGAAAATTCGGAGATTAAAATAAATGAAAATGAAGCATAATAAAAAGCGAAATACTGCTTTTCTTTTTGAGGTTCTTATCAGAGAATTGACAAAAACAATGATTTCAAAGGAAGAGAAAAAGAAGAAGATTATTCTTGAAATGATTAAAAGGAATTTTAAGAGCAATACATTTTTAGCAAAAGACCTAGATTTGTACAAAGCCATAATCGATACAAAACATGCGACCACCCGGCTAGCCGAAAAGATAATTTATGAGGCGCGAATTCAAAAATCATCAATTGACAATCGAAAACTCTTTGCTCAACAAACGGCTTTAATCGACCAAATAAATAAGGAACTATCTCCGGATGTTTTCAACAATTTTATCCCAAATTATAAAGACGTCGCTACCATTTTTCAAATTTTTCATCCCAAGACCAAGACAAAAAAACGTGTTATCATGGAAAACTATTTAGTAAAAAAGATGATCTCTGAAGAAGAAAAAGAGAAAGAATTACTTAAGCCGATCGACAACCTAACTTATAAGATGTTCGCCAAGAAATTTAATGAGAAATATTCTTCTAAATTATTGGATGAGCAAAAAGAATTGCTTAGGAGATATATAAGATCCTTCGTTGATAATGGAATAGACCTTAAAGTCTTCTTGAATGAAGAAATTCCTAAACTTAAAGAATCTATTGAGAACGCATTGACTCTAAAAGAGATAAAATCAGACAAAACCATGCTTGAAAATACGCAGAGAGTATTGCAAATGCTGAATAAATTCCACAAAAGACCTGTTGACAATGTTTTTATTCATGATATTTTAAAGATACAGAATTTAGTTAAGGAAATCCAAAGATAATGGCCGAAATTAATGTATATTTTGGGAGAGAAGCCGAAAAGAAAAGGTTCACCTTGGAACTTAAGGCTCGAAAATCTTTGGATGGAAACATCCTGATTTTTGATCACAATGAAATGGATATCGTTATTATGCCTGCAGGTAAGAAAATTGTCACTTTTGCAAAAGATGACTTTTCGGAAACGGTTTACGAAGTTCAAGATCGCTTTTTCACATATCTTAAGCGGAAAGGCATTATTTCATATGACTCGATCAAAGGCGGAAATGTCTACGGATCGATCGAAGGGTTGTTGGAAGAGTCTAAAGACGAATACGTTAATACAATCGATTACGCTTTATTCAACATTTCAAAATTTTTAAAGGAAGAGCAGCCTTATTACGATTATATCGAAGATTACGAAAAGATGCTCGATGATTATTATACAGAACCTACGGATTCTGATTCAACTGAACTCGGTGAAGTTCCACAAGCTGCTGAAAAAGGCAACATTATGCCAGGATTTAATTATGAACCATATTGGATGAGCTATATGCTTGAAGAAGACAAAAAGAAAAACTAATGTCCCTCCTCTACTTCATTTTAACAGCCTATGGTTTAACACAACTGCTCTGTTATGGCAAACTTTTCGAAAGATTAAGACCAGACGGATATTTTTGGACATGTCCAATGTGTGTAGGATTCTGGGTCGGTGTATTTTTATGCGTCGTTAACCCTTTGACAGAACTATTTACCTTTGAACTTTCAATTTTGAATTTACTAATTTGCGGTTGGATAAGTTCAGGAACATCATATATATTGAACATGGTTTTTAGCGACTGTGGCATTAAAATAAATCACTATAAAAAGGGAGGTGAGTAAATGTTAAAAAAATGGATGTTGCGTGGAGTACGTCGTTGTAAAAACGGCTGTTGACTACTTTTAAGAAGGATTAAAAAATGAGTAAAGTTTTACTGCAAGAATACTACGCTCTCTGCGAAGGGGGTGTCTGCCAAGATCTTTTGACCGAGGTGGAAAAAATAGATATACAAAAGAACGGCGCCATGTATCTGACCGGTTTGATGCAGTGCGCCGCCAAACCAAACGGTAATATGAGGGTATATCCAGAAGATATACTCGCAAGAGAAATTAAGATTTATCAGAAACTTGTAAAAGAGAATCGAGCTTTGGGCGAATTAGACCATCCCGAGGATTCAGTTATAAATCTCAAAAATGCTTCTCATATTGTTACCAACATTTGGATGGAAGGTCCAGAAGTTAAGGGCACTGTCCGAATTTTAGACACCCCATCTGGAAAAATCTTGAGATCTTTGGTGGAAGGCGGCGTTCAATTGGGGATATCCTCACGAGGTCTTGGATCTGTCAGGGAAATGTCTGACGGATGTGTTGCTGTCGAAGACGACTTTCAGCTTATCTGCTTTGATTTCGTCTCGGAACCATCGACACCTGATGCTTACATGAGCTTAAAAGAAGGCAAAGAATATAAAGAACCAAACATTTTTACTAAAGCAGATAGAATCAATCGTGCTTTAAATAGTATCTTAGGAGATAAATGAAACAAGACGAATTAAAGAAAGTACTAAAACCACTTATTAAGCAATGCATCAAAGAAGTCATCTTCGAAGAAGGCGTCCTATCTGGACTCATCTCTGAAGTTGTGCAAGGCTTGGGAGGACAACAGACGATTGTTGAATCTGCCAGCCCGCCTCAGCAGGATTTCTCTCGACAACAAGTCGAGCTTCAAGAAGAAGCACGCGCAGGCATGGAAGATAAGAGAAGGAAGCTTGAAGAGTCTCTTGGACTCGGCGCCGTTTTCGAAAACACCGCCCCTTTATCCAGAGGTGGCTCTGTAGGGGACTCTCCGAGTCAAAGCCCATTGTCAAATTATGCGCCTAATGATCCGGGCGTAGATATCAGCGGAATTATGGCATTAGGAGCAGGATCTAATTGGAAAAAGATGATATAATCGCATGGCGATAACTAATTACGGCGGAGGGGCAAAAAATGGGATCTAAATTTACACCAAGCAGGAATTATGTCAACGGGACATTCACTGTTGATGGAGACGTGGTGATCACAGGTTCTCTCTCTGCAAGCGCAATTATCGGAGGAGGTTCTACCACGCCAGGACTTCCTGCGACCTCCGTTCAATATAACGACGGCGGAGCCTTCACCGGCGATGCAGATTTTACTTGGAACAAGACAACAAACGCATTAACCGTAACAGGTGATATTACCGCTTCTTCCAATATTTCAGGCGCATTTTTCCATGGTGACGGCTCGGGGTTAACAGGAGTCTCAGCAACTGCATCCCCAGCAGGCGCAAATACACAAATTCAATTCAACGCAGATGGAACAACCGCAGCAGACGCTGATTTTACTTGGCTCACGGGGAGCAACACGCTTTCCATCAGCGGTGATATAAGCGGTTCCGGGAACGTTTCGGGATCATTCTTTTACGGCGACGGATCCAATTTGACAAATACTCCTGCAGGATCCCCCGCAGGTTCAAATACTCAAGTTCAATTCAACGCCGACGGAGCTTTTGGATCAGACGCAGACCTTGCTTGGGCATCCGGAAGTAATACATTAACTGTAACAGGCGACATCAGCGCTTCAGTTAATGTTTCAGGTTCTGATTTCTATGGCGGAGGAGCAAACTTAACAGCCTTGGACGCAGATAATATATCAGCCGGAACATTAAACAATGCGAGACTCCCTGCGACCATAAGTGTCACAAATGTCTCTGCGTCGACCCTTGTTTCTGCGAGTTCTTTTTATGGCGATGCATCTAATTTAACTGGACTTCCGGTTCAGAATTATAACAATGCAACAGACAACTTTATCATAACGGCTGCTGATTCAAATACCGTCCAAGGCGAAGCAAATCTTACATTCGACGGTACCACACTCACAGTGACTGGTGTCGTGTCTGGATCTGGCAATGTTTCCGGCTCGGCGTTTTATGGCGACGGATCAAACCTGACAAATCTTACAATTCCATCTGGAACAATTGGCAGGATTGATTCAACGGGCGCAGAGACCTTTTACCTGACGATCTCTGGCGCAGTGGCAGCCTCGGTTGCTGGGGATTATGTCCGCGTCGGACCGGGAACATATGTAGAGGACACGCCAATCAACATTCCCGCTGGGATTTCGGTTATTGGTAATGCCGGCTGGCAAGTTACAGAGGTTTCTTCCTCGACTGGCTTAGGCGACGTATTCGTTCTCTCAGCCGATAGTTTGCTAAAGGACTTCAATATAGCCATCCCATCTGATACGGGATCATATGGGGCTAAATTCGCCGGCGCCACAGGAACCGCGACTATCAACTTTCTGTCCTTTTACGGAGGAACAGGCCTTCGCGGCTCTGGATATGGAAACACAGGCGCCGGAAAGACTATTGGTCTTGAAATACGATATTCAACCGGCGATTGCGATGCTATTCTTGAAGTAACCGATGGCATCTTAGCCGTCGAAGGGGTTCACGTCCCGAACAGTGCCGGAGCAGTAGATGCTGGAATGAGGGCAAACAGTCCTTCCGCAACCAGAGTTGGCAACCGAGGAAGGCTTCAAGGCATTGACATTAATATGGGAGCGCCAAGCGTAGAAGACGCAATTGTCGTGGGCTCTACATCCACAGTTGTCTTGCAAGGTGTCAATTTCTTTAACATTCAAAACACTTTCCACCTAACATCCAACTCTGCCAGCCTTCTGGTTACATCAGGTTTGTCAGAGCCAACAGTCAATGACATTAAAGTTGATACCGGCTTAACCGGCGACGGCTCCATAACAAGGTTGTCTGCTTTTATGTCCGGGAAATTTAGTATTCCCTATACTTGGATCCCCTCTGACCACGCTTGGACCTTCTTTACATCCGAGACAGACACTTCTGAGGCTTCGCAGCAATTGTGGGGAGCAAGAAAAATCATAGGACATCCCGAACTCGGTTCTGGTCTCTCTGCGGGCGAAGGAGCCAATTATAGCACCAATAACGCAGTCTTTACGACGGACGGCACCACAGATGCTGCTTCAGGTCTCGGCGCAGATGGAACTGGCTTTGTCGATGTATCCGTAGCCGCAGAAAGCGTGGACGGCTCATCTTTCTCGTTCCAAGGAACAACAGCGGGACATTCAATCATGTGGTGTACAAAAAGAGTGGACAGTTCGAACACGACGCTAAAACACTGGGGACTTGAGGTTGATCAGATAGGCGCAGCAGCAACTGGTTCCGGAAACTTCATTATTGAATATCAAAACGCATCTTCAAGCTGGACAGAAATCGGTTCCATGGCTGTATCGTCCGAAGAGCAATACAGATACGCCAATAAGCTATTCCTCCGAGCAAACAGCGAAGAAAGAATATACGCCGGAATTTCGGGTTCGGCTTCTTGGGATCCAACAGAAATCAATGGCGTCACAGGGCGCTGGATGAGGGCTAGAATAGAAAGCACAATAACTACGGCTCCAGTTTTCGAGAGGTTCCGCCTGATACCATCTCACACCGAGATTAATAAGAGAGGGCAGAAGTTCGCTTCTGGTCTTGCTCAATGGAAAAAGACTGTTTCACTCGGCGGTCTTAAATGGAGTGGAGCTAAACTGGCAAATGCTTCTTTCACCGTTGGAACTGGAACGACTTTTACTCAGGATCTCGATGGTTCAATACTGGACCAGAACGGCGATTATGCCAACACCCAATTTCTGATACCGGCTGGTACATGTACCGCCTTCCCTATACAGATTAAATTCTTTTATGCATTTAATAACGCCACCCCTGTGCTCACCAGCGTAACTATTAGTCACTATGTCGCGCAAGTTCAGGGAAATCTAATAGCAGACCCAGGCGGCGCCACCGTACCGATTATCCGAACCGCCGCGAATACAGAGACATTTATAACAAATGCCGCCGTACCCAGTACTCAGAATACTTCGGTCGCCGAGTTAAATAAGGTATTTTCACTAACAAAAGACACCCCCGCAGATATTGCTGGGAGTTATTCGGGGGATATGATCTTTGTTCATTTTGAAGTCCCCACCGTGACAGGCGACGACATCATCTTGTTGGGGATGGAACTTGAAGGTATTGCTTTTACAGAAGGCGATCCTCATGACTAAAAAAGATACCCCTCGCTCTTGCGGGGAGTGTAGCGAGTGTTGTATAATAGCGAGCGTATGTTCCGACTCTCCGTTCAACCGAGAACACCCGGACATCCCAATCTGGTTCAAGCCCATGAGAAAGGCTTGTCAATTTATTACCCCAAACGGCGGAGGTTGTCGTATCTATGAGGACCGCCCGGCAAATTGTCGCGGATGGACCTGCGAATGGCTCGCAGGCGCGCCAATAAGAAAACCAACTGAAAGTGGGGTCATCTTTTTTGCTGAAAGGACCAAATATGGACAGACCGTTATGGTTGGCGCAAGAACCGATGAAGTATATGAAGACGAAAAAGTAAAAGAAGAAATCCAACGCTACCGCGATCTTGGATATCCCGTCCTTTTGATGCATGACGATGGAGAAAGAACTTTAATAGAATAATTTCACCAGCACCCTATTTATTAGAGACAAATGGAGATATAATGTCAAAAAAAGCAGTAAATATGTCAGTCAGGCCAAGAGGCAGAAACGACACCGCGCAGAGAATGATTAAACGATTTATGAAGAAAGTCAAAAAAGAGAAAATTTTAGAAACTTATCGTGAAACCTTGCGATATGAAAAGTCCTCTGAGAAAAAAAGAAAACAAAGAAAGAATAGAAAAAGAGTTCTAAAAAAACTCGCAGAAGAAAATAAAATAAACGATAATTAGAAATTAAAAAAACTAATTATAGAATGAACAGGAGTTTATAAGTGTCAACACCCCCATATTACCAACAAAAAGCAGGTCTATTTAACGTCGGATCCTATCAGGTTTCCGGACGAGTATATATAACTGGATCCGTGATTGATTCTGCAAACCATAGCCAAGGCGAGGTCAGAATTCAATTCCCGAACGTCACGAAGAACATAACGGTTATTAATACCACGACAAGTGTTCCAATAAGAGTCTATTTTAATGCGTCAACCGCATCCAATGGCTTCAATGGCGCAGGTGCATATCCAGATGGATCCCCGATTACTGGTCTCCATTTTATAACACTGGAAGAGAAGAAGGATTCTGCTTCCTTTGGTGTAAAATGTCAAGAAATGTATGTGGCTCTTCAGGGCACCACAGGAACTGGATCATGTGAAATCTGGGCAGAATTGACCGGTATTGCACCGCAAGAAATGTTCGCCTTGACCGGTTCCGGGCTCACCACTCCTTAAAATATCAGATATGTCATAATCATATAAAATGAGATTTTTACAAAAAAGGTCTTTTTATGATTTGAAAGACTATTTACCTTTGAGATATTTTATTATAAGGAGCCTCGCCGATGTCTTCACTTTTGGAACAAGCTATTATTGATGCAACCGCACTCAAGGAGGCTGCTGTTAAAAATGCGGAAACAGCAATCCTCAACAAATACTCGGATGATATTCGAGAAGCCGTTGAAAACCTACTTGAAGAAGAGGATCCCATGGGCGCCCCCGAGGAGCTAGAAACCCCGGATATCGCCCTTGCCGGCGCTCCAATAGAAGAATCTGAGGAGGTAATTACCCTTAATCTGGAAGATCTGAAGGAAATGGTCGATACCTTAACCGAAGAAGATCCAGAGGCAACTGACGACACAATTGATCACAGTGCTCTGGAAGAAGATTCGGGTTTGGACCCGACAGGGATCCATCACGATGATGATTCTGCAGAAATCAGTGCAACCTCTGTAGACGTCGCCTTAGCCGAAGAAATCGACCTTGAAGATATTGACAAGCTTCTAGAAGAGTTGATCGTAGATATCGATCCTCAAAAGAGTGGCTGGGCTGGTACACCAGAACCGATAATGAATTATAAAGCACAACTTAAATTAGCCCAATTGGCAGGTACGAAAGCCCATGAAGAACTGGAAGCTGTTCAAGATGCTGTTGATAGGCTGGCTGAAGAAAAGAAAACTTTAGAAATTAATAATAAAAAGATTATTGGAGCCTTTCGGGCTCTAAAAGAAAATTTTGATAAAGTAAATTTATCAAATGCAAGATTGCTTTATGCGAATCGAGTTTTAACAAACAACTCCTTGAATGAGCGACAAAAACACAAAATTGTCGAAGCTTTGTCAAAATCAGATTCAATTGAAGAAGCAAAGGTAATATTCGAAACTCTAAAAAGCGCTGTGGGAAGTGTAACAGGTAAAGCACGTCCACAATCACTCCGCGAGACCATCGAACGACCCTCTGCCACTTTACCTAGAAGAGCTTCCAGGAAAACTATCGAAACTCCAATAATGGATCGGATGAAAATTTTAGCTGGGATCAAAAAATAGCATGACTATATCAATAAGGAGATTACAATAATATGTCTATTCTAAACAAACTAACAGAAGGCATTGTACGGCGTGATCTTTCTAAAGAAGGTTCGGCTCTTCTCTCCAAGTGGGAGAAGACCGGTCTCTTAGAAGGGCTCAATAACGAGCGTACAAAGCATGGCATGGCTAGCCTTTTAGAAAATCAAGCCAAAGAGCTTCTTCGTGAAGCTTCTACTATGCAAGGTGGAGATGTCGAAGGTTTCGCATCTGTCGCTTTCCCCATTGTTCGCCGAGTCTTCGGTGGACTGATCGCAAACGACCTCGTTAGCGTTCAACCTATGAGCCTCCCATCAGGTCTCATTTTCTTTCTGGATTTCACGTATGATCGTGCACGTCTGGATTATGGCCTCAACGCTTCCGTATATGGCGGTGGAGTTGTTGGTCAAGCAATTACAGGCGGTATTTCACTTGCCGGTAATGAAGCTGAGCAAAGCTTTTATTCTTTGAATAACGGTTATTCGAGTCCAACTGGGACTATTGCAGTCGCGATGACAACTCAGGCTTCTGGTGTTGTTGGCTCTCCATCTCTTGGTGATAACGTCGACGCACTTTGTCGCTTCGATCCTGATTTGTCCGGAGCAGCAGTTGCCATCGGTACTATTCCATTGACAACATTTACTGCTCAGCAGCTTAATGTCAAAGATTATGTTTCGATTACCCTTCTGGACGCTGCGACAGTCAACCCAGACCAGGTACGGAGGCTAACTCGTGATGCAGATGCTAACGACGTCGCCGGCGCAGGATCCATTGCTTTGGGTACACTCCTCTTTGTCTGTACAACGGGTCTAGGATCCGGAGAAATCGCTAACTCGGTAACAGCGCTTGCAAGTGCAAACACTGCTTCGTTTGTCATTGACGATAACTTCGTTAACTCGACGACTGGTGCACCGGGAGCAATCGTTGGTACCACAACTTGGGGACTCGAAGGAAATCCAGCAATCCCAGAAATTGACATTAAGGTCGACTCTGTGGCTGTTACGGCTAAAACCAAGAAGCTCAAGGCTAAGTGGACGCCAGAATTGGCACAGGACTTGAATGCTTATCACAATCTCGATGCAGAGGTTGAGTTGACATCAATTCTGTCTGAGCATATCGCTCTCGAAATCGATCAAGAAATCTTGGAAGATCTCGTGAAAGGTGCAAAGGCTGATACCCTGTACTGGTCTCGTTCACCAGGTAAATTCGTGAACCGCAAAACTGGTGCTTCGATTGTTTCGAGCACTTCGGTATTCCCGGACTTCACTGGTAACGTCAGCGAGTGGTATGAAACCTTGATCGAAACCATCAATGATGTTTCGGCTCAGATCCATCGTAAAACTCTTCGCGGAGGCGCTAACTTCATCGTGTGTTCACCTGAAGTTGCAAACCTTCTTGAGTTTACCGCTGGTTTCCGAGGCTCTGTAACCCATGATGAAGATCGTGGTCAAGTTGGTGCTGTTAAAGTCGGCTCTTTGAGCAAGAAGTTTGACGTTTACGTCGATCCTTACTTCCCACGGAACGTTGTTCTCGCAGGACGTAAAGGTTCTTCTTTCCTTGAAAGCGGATATGTATACGCACCGTATGTACCTCTCCAGATGACTCCTACCATCTTTGGTACCGAGGATTTCGTGCCGCGCAAAGGCGTCATGACTCGTTATGCTAAGAAAATGGTTCGTCCGGATATGTACGGATTGGTCATCATCGAAGATTTAGTCTAAGAGTTAATTTAACTACTTAAGTAAATTTTAATACCCTCCCACTTTTTGTGGGGGGGTTTTGTGTATACGGAAACTACTTAGTGTTAGGAGGAATCTATTATGGCCTTACCAACTCTGACCCCCAGTAGTCAGATAAGCAAATCTATACTGCCCGCATGCGGATCTCCCGCTTTAGTGGCTGCATCTCTCCCGCTTGGAATCTATTCCGGATCGGCTGATTTTTTATCTGGAGCCGCATCTCAAGTGGCTTATACTTATAAGAAGATCGGCGGGGATGTCCTCGATATCGAGCTTCTTCCTGGAAACGTGTATGCAAATTACGAAGAGGCTGTATTAGAATACAGCTATTTGGTTAACCTGCATCAATCCAGAAATATACTTTCAGATGTTCTTGGTCAAACTACCGGTACCTTCGATCAAGATGGAGAATTGAAGACTGGACCATCTAACGTCAATTTAAAATTCCCCCGCGCAATGTTCGAATACGCCCAACGGGTGAGTGATCATTATTCTTTTGAGGCTGGAACCGGCGGAACTATCCCTATCTATTCAGCATCCTTCAAGCTCGGCGCCGGACAACAAGACTATGACCTTCAAACCATTATCTCGTCTTCATCTGCAACCGGCTTTGCCGGTAATGGTGCGGCTGTCCCATACGCAGGGGTCGTTGGCAACAAGAGGGTGATGATCAAAAAGGTTTTTTACAAGACTCCGCAAGCTATGTGGCGATTCTTCGGGTATTTCGGAGGTCTTAATGTCGTCGGAAATATGAATTATTATGGACAGTATACAGATGATTCAAGTTTCGAATTAATTCCGACATGGCAAAATAAATTACAAGCTATGGCTTTCGAAGATCATATTTGGACGAGACTTTCCCATTATTCATATGAGCTAAAAGATAATATGTTGAGAATCTTCCCTATGCCAGAATTAATTAGCACATATCAGGATATGTGGGTCGAATTCTCAGTTATACCAGATAGCTGGGAAGCCTCCGATCGATATAATGACGGAACTCAGGGAATTAACAACATTAATACAATTCCTTTTGACAATATTCCTTATGAGAACATCAACGCCATCGGAAAGCAATGGATTCGAAGATTCGCTTTGGCTTTATCAAAAGAAACGCTGGGACAAATTAGGGGAAAATTCGCAACAATCCCGATTCCAGGGGAAAGTGTTAATTTGAATGCAGACGCTTTATTGAGTCAGGCAGCAACCGAGCAGGCGGCTCTCAGGGACGAGCTTAAGGAGATCCTCGATCAGCTTACTTACGCAGAGCTAGTTAAAATCGACGCAGAGAAAGTGGAAGCAGTTAATAATATTCAGAAAAGAGTTCCAATGCTTATATTCCAGGGGTAAAACATGGCTAGTGAGGAAGAAAAATTTAAAGGGTTTAGACCTTATTTCAAGACATCCGATGCCGAGGATGTTCGACTTAAAGAAATTTCCCTCATGCCCTCAACGATTGAGACAATCGACCGGGCTCTTTATAACTGGCTAGATGAAGAATTAAACGTATTCTGCACCACGAATGAGGGCTGGCAGAAGGTTCCTTTAATCTGGTCGATGGCAGAGAGAGCACATCAGATAAAGAGCAGTAAGGATCTTAGAAATAAAGAGGGTATTTTTACTTTACCGGTAATGGTCTTGGAAAGAAAAAACCTGGTCAAAGATCCCGCTATGAAAGGTGTAGCCTGGGCGCATGTTCCCCCTTATAACGATCCCAGAGGAGGAGCCATCGAGGTCGCCAGAAGAATCCAACAGGATAAAACTGGAAATTTCGCCAATGCTGATTCTCAGCGAAGATTTAAACAACAAAACTATCGATTCAATAACGCCAAGGTTGTCTACGAGACAATATCGATGCCAACCCCAACTTACGTTGTTGCAACTTACACCCTCGTAATCAGATCTGAATACCAACAACAGATGAACGAGATATTCACGCCGTTTATCGTTACAACTGGACAAATAAGCAATTTCTTCATCAATGACGACGGTCATAAATTCGAGGGATTCCTAGAGGGCGATTTCGCTTTAACAAATAATGTTGCAAATTTGGCAGAGGAAGAAAGAAAATTTGAAACAACCATCAACTTGAAAATCCTAGGATATCTCCTTGGAGCAGGCAAAAATGAGAAACGTCCGAAGATAGCGATCAGAGAGAACGCTGTTGAGGTCAGAATACCCCGAGAAAGAGTCATATTTGGGGACATGAAGGACTGGAAGTAAATGGCTGATAATAAGTGGACAAAACCGGCAAATCCTCCTCCTCCGCTCTTCCTGGGCGAAAAAGAGAGAGACTTAGTAAAACAGGTTAATGATGAACTTCTCGAAAGAGTCGTTGGTCAGGCTATAACTTATTTGCCAATATCTGAAGAATTTACCAATTATCATCCACTTTATGGCGAGGCGATTAATAAATCCTTTAACTCTCCAGTCCGGGTTTATGCTCTAATCGAATATGATGGCTTAACAACAATCACCGAAAACTACGGGTTAGACAAGAGTAACTCCATAACTGTCAACTTTCACAGCAGAAGGCTCCAAGCCGACCAAAATCTTTTTGTGCGCGAGGGGGATTATGTACAGTATGGATCGTCGTTTTACGAAATCGTTACTCTCAAGGAGAACCGACAGTTATTTGGACAAGTAGATCACCTGTTT